CAAACAAACGAGTGGGTAACTATCAATGATCTGAACGTTGCCAAGTATGACGTTGTTGTTACTACTGGTCCTGCTTACTCGACTCAACGACAAGAAGCGGCTGAATCACTTATTCAATTCGCTCAAGCTGTTCCTGCTTCTGCTGCTGTTATTGCTGATCTGATTGCTCAAAACATGGACTTCCCTGGTGCTGACGTTATGGCCGAACGTCTTAAAAAGATTGTTCCGCCTAACGTATTGACCAATGACGAAAGAGAGAAGCTTGCTGAAGATATGCCGGATCAGGACCAGCCAACACCTGAACAGCAATTGCAAATGCAAGAGCTTGAGGTTAGAAGCCAGGAAGCTCAAGCTAAATCAGCAACAGCCCAGGCAACTAACGAGAAAGCTACGGCTACAATTGCACAAGCTCAATCTGATCTTGTCCAGGCTCAGCTTGAAACGGCTGAAGCTCAATCTCAACTTCAAGCTATTCAAAACGGCCAAGGGGATGCTTATCAACAGGTACGTGAATTAGTTGCTGAAGCACTGGCTGAGTTAATGGCAAACAATCAAAATGTCAAGGCTTAACGAGTGACTTTTTACTAAATTAAGCTTATCATTAGTTTATGGCTACCCGTGGCCTTTCACGGGGCTTAAATTCGTATAGGAACATATACGCCATGAGTGACGAAAACAACCAAGACGAAACTTCAGGTTTTGTCGTTACATTGAGTGATGCGCCAGAAGCACCAACTGAACCACAGGAAGAGCCGAAGCAAGAAGAACAGGCCAGTTCTGAAGCTCCTGCTACTGAAGGTGAAGAGAAGCCAGCACCTAAAAGTGAAGACGAAGAGTCTGAAGGCAAAGCGCAAGATGATTCCGGTAACGATTCTGATACCGCCGCACAGGACGAAGGCAAGAAGCCTAACCGAGTGCAAAAGAGAATCGACAAGGTAGTAAGAGAACGCGAAGACGAGCGCCGTAAAAATGAGGCACTTGAAAAGCGTATTGCGGAATTGGAAGGGAAAGGATCGGATAAGTCAGAAAAGGAACCTGTAGAGGATGACTTTGAAACTTATGACCAGTATCTTGATGCCTTAGAAGCTTATGATAATAAGCCGACAAAGGACCAGGATAAACCTAAACCTAAACAGGACGAACAAGAAGCCGCACCTTCATTAACCGATAGCCAAAAAACGGCAATGGCTGTTATTAAGGAAACGGTTGAGTCAGCAACTAAACCTGATGACTTTGAAGCTGTAGCGCTTAATCCTGAAGTTCCGATCACTGGCGATATGCTTGAAGCGCTGGCTGAATGTGAAGACCCTGCAAAGGTCATGTATCATTTAGGCCAGAACAAAGATCTTGCTACTGATATTGCTTCTGGTTCGCCAGCTCAGCAAATGCGAGCAATCGCAAAACTTGATCTGACGGTGACGAGCAAACCGCCGAAACCGACAAAAACAACTAATGCGCCCGATCCTATTAGCCCTGTTGGTGGTAGTGATGCACAAGAGAAAGCTCCGGCTGAAATGTCTTTTGCAGAATACGAAGCCCACATGAATAAGAAAGAAAGAACGCGCCAATCTTGGTAATAATTTAGGAGGCACCTCATGGCTGCTCAAAATAACAATCTACTAACTGATGATGTAATTGCTAAAGAAGCATTGCGTCTACTTAAAAACAACTTGGTTACTGCTAAGTTGGTTTACCGTAACTATGAAAAGACGTTCGGTAAAGTCGGCGATACTATCCGCTTAAAACTTCCTTACCGTGTTAAGGCGGCTGATGGTCGTACCTTGGTTAAACAGCCAATGGTTGATCAGACAATCCCGTTCAAGATTGACAAACAACACCACGTTGGTCTTGAGTACACAGTTAAGGATAAAACACTTGATATTATGGACTTCTCTGAACGTTACCTGAAGTCGGGAATGATTCAGATTGCTAACAAGATTGACCGCAATATCTTGCTTACCCTGAAGAAAGCTTTCCACACTTCCGGCACTCCTGGTGTTCGCCCTGGTAAGTTTATCGACTTTGCTAACGCTGGTGCTAAACAAACCACCTACGCCGTTCCTCAAGATGGTATGCGTCATGCGGTCCTTGACCCGTTCACTTGTGCTTCTCTATCTGATGAAGTAACCAAGCTGTTTAAAGAAAGCATGGTTGAGCAAGCGTATAAGATGGGTTATCGCGGTAAGGTTTCTGAATACGATACTTACGAGTCTCAGAACTTGCCTAAGCATACTGTTGGTGATCACGGCGGCACTCCTTTGGCTGGTGCTGGTGCTAACGGTTCAGTTATCACTATGACTGGCGGTACAGCTTCAACAACTGGCTTCTTGAAAGTTGGTGATGTGTTTACCGTTGCTGGTGTGTTTGGTGTTAACCCTCAGAACTATGAAACAACTGGCTTGCTGCAAGAGTTCGTTGTTACTGCTGACGTTGATACTGATGGTGCTGGCGCTGCTTCAATTAGTGTGTTCCCTGCATTGAATGACGGCACAGCAACAATCAACAACGCTGAAGGCGACCCAATCAGCACGAAAGCTTACCAGAACATTACAGCCCTTCCGGTTGCTGGTGCGGCTATTACTATTGCTGGTGCGGCTAATGCAACATACGAACAAAACTACTTGTTCCACCGTGATGCAATTGCCCTTGCTATGATTGACCTTGAGCTACCACAATCAGCGGTTATCAAGTCTCGCGCTGCGGATCCTGAAACTGGTCTGTCACTTACTCTTACTGGTGCTTATGATATTAATGAGCAAACAGAGATTCACCGTATTGATGCTGTTTACGGCACCGATTTGATTTACGGTGAGCTTGCCCTTCGTATGTGGGGCGCTGCTCAGTAAGCAACAACCGATAAGGCCCAAGGACGGGCCTTTTATTCATTAGATAGAGAGAGTAATTAATATGTCAAAATTATGGATGTATCACGCTAACTGCCCTAAAGGTGAAATTGTTAACCTGTCTCAAGCTGAACAATTAGAGCAAGACGGTTGGGTTAAGTCTCCGGCGCTTCTTGATTTACCTAAAGAAGACAACGCCGCAAAGATGGACGCTGATCAGATTGAACGCGCACGACCTGAAGATCTTGTTGGCCTGGTTAAAACAATGGGTTTCAAAGTTTTGTCTGAAGTTGAGTTTGAAGCTGAAATGAACAAGGCAAAGTTTAGCGCTGTACCTGTCACCATTGAATCATTCAGTGATGAAGAGTTAATTGCTGAAGCTGAACGCCGTGGCTTAAAAGATTCAGGTGTTGAATCTGAAGGGGCTATCGAAGCACTTCAAGAAACGTTTGACGAAAACCCAACCGACCTAACCAAAGATGAACTTGTAATGCTTGGTAATGGTAAGTTTCAACTTGGCCTTCGCTCAAACATGAAAGAAGAAACCTTGATCGCTAAAATCACAGAAGCTTTAAACGAGGCTGAATAACATGGCTACTACGGTAGGGGATATTATTCGCAGTTCAATGCGTAAAATTGGCGTTCTTGCTGCTGGCGAACCCCTGCCAGCCAATGAAGGTGATGACGCTTTACAGGTATTCGCTCAAATGGTTGATGCCTGGACAAATGAAACGCTACTTATCCCGGTGGTGAATGTTGTCACCTTTCAGCTTACTAACGATGTATCTGAATACACTATTGGTATTTATCCTGAGCCAAAGCCGGACCCGTTACCAATCAACCACATTGAAACGGCACGACCAGAAAAGATACTGGCCGCTTTCATTCGTGATCAATACGATACTGACTACATCCAAGAAGTTATTGATGTTAAGACCTTCTCGCGCATTAGCCGTAAAACAAACGCTTCTCGCCCTTCACGCTTTTATGTTCGTGAAGGCTGGCCTTTAAACACCATCTTATTTGAATCGGTTCCTTACTCTTCAGAAACGCTTCACCTTGAAGTTATCCAGCCATTAAGCGAAATCCTTCCGGTGGCTTGCCTAACTGAGGTGATTAACTTGCCTCCTGGCTATGAGCGAGCGCTTATCTACAACCTTTGCCTTGATCTTGCTGATGAATGGGGCAAACAACCAAGTGCCGCCGTTGCTACTCATGCGGTTGAAGGTAAGAAGTGGCTGAAGCGTAACAACTACCGTGATCTTGTTCTTGGTATGGATCGCGCCGTTGCTACTCAGCGTAAGGGTATCGGCACTTACATTATTGAGCAGGGGCCATAACATGCAAAGAGAGATACCGCTTGCGGCCAATACTTCAGAGCAGGATATATCAGGCAATGAATTGCTTGTTAATGTGTATCCTCGCGCATCAACTGGTGGCAAGTATCCATTCAACCTGATCAACACGCCAGGGCTCGCATTCTTTTGTGAGCTTCCTACGTTTCCGGTGCTTGGCCTTCACAACAATAAAGGCCGAGTATTTGCGGTTACGCCTTCAAAAATGTACGAGATATTTAAGAGCGGAACATTTAAAGAGCTAGGTGACGTTGATCTTAAAGGTCGGGTTGTCATGGAAGATAACGGAATTCAAGTTGTGGCTGTTGATGGGTTTAATGCCTTCTACTATGACGCAAGAGAAGAAGAGGTTAAGCAAATCACTGACGAAGCATTCTATCCAGCATCAACAGTTACCTACCAAGATGGATATTTTTTGTTTGATAGAAAAGGGACTGGTCAGTTCTTCATATCTGAATTGCTTGATGTGTCTTTTGATCCGTTAGACTTTGCTACCGCAGAGGGGCAGCCAGATAACTTAGTTGCAATACTAAGCGATCATCGTGAAATTTTTCTGTTTGGCGAAGATACAATTGAGGTTTGGTATAACTCCGGGGCTTCTGATTTTCCTTTTGAGCGCAACCAAGGTGCATTTATCGAGAAAGGCTGTGGAGCTCGTTACTCTGTAGCAAAGCAGAATAACACTGTTTACTTTATTGGCTCTGATTTGATGGTCTATCAAATGACTGGCTACACTCCGGTAAGGATAAGCACTCACGCAGTAGAAAAGACACTTAAAGACGTTGACCTAAGTAATGCGTTTGCCTACACATACCAGGATGAAGGTCATTTATTCTACGTTCTAACGATTCCAAGCAAGGATGTTACCTGGTGTTACGATATTTCAACTGGTGCCTGGCACGTTCGCCAGTCTTACCAGTTTGGCCGCCATCAATCCAATAACGCGATCTTTTTTGATTCAAAAACTTTGGTTGGTGATTTCCAGAATGGCAGAATCTATCAAATGGCCGGGAGCTTTTACACTGATGATGGAGAGCCTGTTGTTCGTGAGTTTGTATTGCCAACCCTTAACAATGGCCGAGAGTTCTTAACCGTTGATAGCTTAGAGTTTGATATGGGGACTGGTGTCGGACTTATCCGTGGTCAAGGCGATGATCCAGAGTTGCGAGTGTACTTCTCAAAAGATTCAGGCAAGACATACAGCGAGAACTTTAAGCGAGGGCGAATTGGTAAGGTTGGAGAATATCTAACAAGGACTAAGGTTAACCGCTTTGGTGCTGCTAGGCAGTTTACCTTTAAGGTTGAAATATCAGATCCTATACCAATTGATATTGGTGGCGCATGGGTTGAGGTTCGATAATGGCAGATAGTAACGCTGAAAACTTAGTATCAAAACCGCCTCTTCAGGTTAAGCTTATTGATCAGAATGGACTAATGAATCGTGCCTGGTCGGTTTGGTTTCGAGATCTTTACCGCCGAGTTGCCTACAAAGGAGGTAACGCTATTGACGATAACATTGAAGATATTGACGATCTTATCGCTGCGGTTGAAGCTAACATTATTGCCATTGCGGCCAACAAAGAAGCGATTGAAGAAAACGCATTAGCTATCGCTCAGAATGCTGAAGACATTGCTACTAACTCAGAGGCTATTGTTCAAAATGCTTTAGCAATAGCAGAGAACGCAACAAACATAGAAGCAAACGCACAAGCAATAGTGTTACTTGCTAACAGTCTTGACGCGCACATAAACGCAAGCCAGGCCCATAACTCTAATGGTGATATAGTTGGGTTTAACGATACGGCCACTGAGTCTACTGTTGGGCTTGTTTTTAGAATGGCATCAATAGCTGATGCGGTAGATACGGCTGTTGATATTGCCACTCCTGACATCGGCTCAGCTCCGGCGGCTTACGACCAGGCTTATACACAATCAGTTACCGATTTGACCAATGAAAATAAAGCAGCAATAAATCAACTGGCCTCTGATCTTAATGATGCTATTGCGGTTCTTAATAACTTATTGGCAGAGAGTAAGACCTCCGGCCAAATGACAACTTAGTAAGGTAGACTTATGGAAGAAACAAACACAAAGCTTGAAGAGTCTAAATCTCTCGCCATTGTCGCGGCGGTATCGTCTGTTGACGTTGCTGAACGGCGTGGAAAGATTAACGCTCTTGAGGTTGCAATGCTTCAAGAAGAACAGGTGCCAATTGATGTTAACCACCGCTTTAATGGTGGAATCTATGCGCGTGAAATTACCATTCCAAAAGGTACGCTGCTAACTGGCAGAATCCATAAGTTTGACCACTTTGATATTATGCTTAGTGGTGACATTTCAGTTTCAACCGATACCGGAGAAGTTAAGCGCCTTACTGGTTTGAATATCATGGAAGGCAAAGCCGGGAAGAAGCGAGCAGGATACGCGCACGAAGATACGCACTGGATCACTTTTCATTGCGCCGAAGAGCGTAACCCTGAAGAAATGTATGAGTTTCTAACTTGTGGCTCATTTGAAGAGCTGGAAGGGTTCAATATCGCCCTTGAAAATGCAATGAAGCAAATGGCGCATGATGAAGCGGTATTAACTGAATGCGCTAAAGCTATGATAGCTAAGGGGGAGTTATGTCAGTAGTAGCGGCGGCGGTTATTGGTAGTGCAGTTGTTGGTGCTGGTTCTGCATATGCCTCTGGTAAATCACAAGAGAAGGCAGCTAAAAGCGCGGCAGCTTCACAAGAAGCTATTGCTGATGAAAATGTCGCTCTTCAGCGTGAATTAGCGGAACAGCAGCGTGAAGACTTTGCTCCTTGGCGTGATATTGGTGAGCAAGCGCTAAATCAAATGTGGGAAGGCGTTCAGTCTGGGGCTTTTTTGCCTGAAAAGTTTGACCCGTCACAAATTGATTTAGAAAGCGATCCTGGTTATCAATTCAGAATGGACCAGGGTGTTGATGCGTTAGATAAGTCGGCGGCAGCAAGAGGGCGTTTACAGAGTGGTGCTCAGTCTAAAGCTTTAGTTGATTACGGGCAAGGTATGGGTAGCCAGGAGTATTCTAACGCCTATGCTAGATACTCAGATCAGTATGCAAAAGAATCAGACCGAAGAGCCAAGCAGTATAATATGCTTTCAGGTTTATCTTCTGGTGGACAAGCTTCAGCAGCAGGACAGGCGCAAGCAACAAGCAACCTCGCAAGTTCTTCAGGTAATATTTTATCTAACCTTGGAAACGCTCAAGCACAATCGCAGTACGCGCAAGGTCAAGCTCGCGCTGGAGCTTATCAAGGTATGGCTCAAGCAGGAAACCAGGCAGCACAAAACTGGCTAACTTATAAGGCACTGGGGTAACAACATGGCAGCTAATCAATATGGTATAGATCTTGGTTCGCTTTATAGAACCACTGAAGCAGTTAAAGGCGCTAGAACTCAAAATAAACTCTCTCAACTTCAGCTTGGTGAGACTGAAAGAGAGATAGCAGAGCGACCAGCAAAAGAGGCGGCGGCGACTGAGCGTAAAAATATGCTTACTGGCCTACGTCAAAAGGCGGTTGGTGGTGATGTTAGCGCACAACAACAGTTATTAGCATTGGATCCTGAAGGCGGTGCAACGTTTATTGATGCAGTTACCAAGATGGATGATCGCAAGATTGAAGCAACTCAGCGATCGGTTGATGAAATGGGCCAACTTTCCGGGTATGTGCTCCAAGGTAAAACACCTGAGGAACAGGCTCGCCGTTATCAGCTAATGTACCAGGGCGTTTCTCCTGAAGTGCAATCAAAGCTTCCAGAGCAGTACGATCCGCAATTCATGGAGCTTTCACTATCTAAAGCTATGGCAATGGATAAGCTACTTGAAAACCCTAAAGCTATCCAGGTCGGCGGTGAAGACGTTGTTTATAAAGCTGGCCGTGAAGTTGAGCGAAAGGCTCGCCCTGTTAAAGCTTCCGGCACTGGTTCAGATAGTGGTGGCGTTAAGTCGGCTGATGAAAGTTTGATGTATCGCCAGTCAGTTGAATTGCTTGGCGGTCTTTTTGATCAGGCTGGCAACATCACCAATCTTGATCCGACTGTTAGAAATAAGGTCCAGGGTATTGCTACCGAGGCAACTAACATTTTTCGTGAAGGTGGTGTTACTCGATCACAAGCAGTTAAACAAGCAGCTCAGAAGTTTGGGCTTGAAGTTCCTGACGCTGGTAGTACAGTTGATAATGACCCTTTAGGTATTCGATGATAAACGAGCCCTTTAATTAGGGCTTTAATACAGGAGAGCCGCCGTGAGCGAGTTCATACAAAGCTTTAGAGAACAAAACCCTCAATACAATGATATGGCTGACGATCAGCTAGTCACTGCGCTTCACAATAAATACTATTCAGATATTCCAGTCGAGCAATTTAATCAAAAAATTGGTTTCCAAGTCGCACCGATTGAACCAGTCCAGCAAGATAATTTACCAGTTGATGCCAATTTAGGCGCTTTACCTGGAAATAATTTACCAATTCAGCAAGAAACTTTACCAGTTCAAGGTGAAAGTTTACCAGCGCAACAAATTACACAACAACCTGTTGACGGCTTTACTGGTGCAGCAATGAAAGCACCTGAAGAGCAAAGCATGTTAGAACTTGTTAGCGGTAAGCTTAAAAACTGGGGCGCTGGCGCTGGTGAGCGAGCTGGTGACGTTGGCGGTGCATTGCTTCAGACAATTGAAACGGTTGGTTCTGGACTTGAACAGAAGCTCCCTATGGGTGGTTTAGTTTGGGAAGATGGTGACATTATACCTTCTGTGCTTGGTCCTGAAGAATGGGCTAAGCGAGAAGCTGAACCAATCTTAACTAAAGGCGCTGACGTTCTTAAAGATATTGACCTTGGCTATCAAGAGAAAGTTGGTTGGGAAGATGTTAAGAAATCATTCTCTGAAGGTGGTCCGTTGTCCGGCACCGCTTATGCTGACGTTTTAGAATACGGCCTTGAGCAAGGTGTCAAGTCGGTCCCTGATATGGTGGCAGCTATTACTGCTTTGCCTGCTTACATCTTTGCCCGTTCTGGTGAGATAGGCGAACAGAGAGCCCAAAACAAAGGCAAGGAAAGCGCTGAGCTTGAAGATGTTCTTGAGGCTGCGCCTTTTGCCGTTGCTGCTTCATTGCTTGAGCGTATCGGTGCCAAAGGAATTACCCAGGCTGGCAAAGAAGAGATCGGTAAAGAGATCTTGAAAGCTGGCATTTTAAATTCTACTAAGCGTGTTGCTGCTGCTGGCGGCAAGGCCATGACCAAAGAAGCGGCCACTGAAGCAATTCAGGAAGGTATGATTGAATATGTTGGTGAGCGTTACGGCACTGACGTTGCAATGGATTGGAAAGAGGCACTTGATCAGGCGGCGGCTGGTGCTGTCGCTGGTGGTGTGTTTGGTGGTACTGGCGGCGGTGTTATGGCTACCGCTAACGAGATCAACTATTCGCCTGAAAAGGTTATCGCTAAGCAGCTTGAAAAAGATATTGAAGCAACTGACGTTGTAGGCACTGAACAAGCAGCTATTGAAGCTTTATCGCCTGAACAAGCTCAAATTCAGCAGGAGCAAAAACCACAGCAAAAACAAGAGCTTAAAGCAAAAGAACAAGTTAAGGCAGAGCCAGTCAAGCCAGTTGTTAAGCAAGAGTTTGAAATTGATAAGACTCAAACCACTGAGCAAGATCCTGTTGCGCTTGAGCTTCCTGAAGAGAAACCAGTTAAGCAACAAATTGTTGGCAAGGAAGTTGTTGAAGCGCCGATTGAAGAAATAACTATCAGTGAAGACGTCCCTCAGTTCAAAGAAGGCGCTAACGTTAAAGGCGTTGTTGAACCATTGGGCGGTAAGTTTGAAAGAACTGGCGTTGCTCCTGTTCAAATATGGGTCCGTGAAGATGGTCGCAAAGAAGTGATCAGCGGTCGCCACCGTTTAGACTTAGCTGAACGTAGTGGAGAAAAAACAATTCCGGCTCAATATCATTATGAGTCTGAAGGTTTCGGAGCAGATCAGGCGGCTGTGCTTGATGCCATGCTTAACATTCGTGAAGGTCAAGGTAAGGTAAAAGATTATGTCGACTTCATCAAAGCAACAAAACCAAGAAAAGCAGAAGCAGAGTCACAAGGAATATTGGCAAGGCAGACGGGAAAACGGGCTTTCACAATCGCAACTGAAGGAAGTGATGCGCTCATTACCAGCCACCGAAACGATCAGCTAACTGACGAGGCCGCGACTCGAATATCTGAAGCAGCACCACGCAACGAGAAACTTCAGGCTGTTGGTATCAAGGCTATTCAAGATGGCAAGTCTATTGCCGTTGCTGAGAACATGGTTAAAGCCGTTAAAACCATGACGGACGAAACCGCACAAGGAAGCGGAGATCTGTTCGGGTTCGATGACTCCGCTATGGTCGAAGCTGAAAACCTAGCGAAAGCAGCAGTTAAGAAGCAAAACGAAATTCAAAAAACTTTGTCGGCGGTACAGGGCGCAGCTAAGCGACCAGAGTTAGCCGCTAAAGAAGGCGTTGACGTTAAAAATCCTGAAGCTATCAAGGCCCGTATTGCTGAACTGAAAGAGCAAAAGCGTGATTGGCAAAACTGGCACACAAACCCTAAGTTAACCCAAGAGCTTAAAGCTCAACCTGAAAAGGCGGTAACTGATGAGAAGCCAGCGATCACGGAAGAAGCTAAAGCACCAACACCAGAGCCAGCGGCGCAACCTTCAGCTAAAGAGAAAGACACCTTTACCAACTGGAACGCTAAAGACAGTGAAGGCGGCCCGGCTGAGCAGTCATTTACTCGCGGCGAATATTCCAAGGCAATAAAGAGTGATAGCAAAGGCACCTTCTTTGATGGTGGTGAAATTGAAGGTATTTCTCAAGCTAAGCAGCAAGCCAAGATTAAAGGCGTATGGCATGACTTTGGTTCTATCGTTAAAGCTGATAAGCCTGAGCCAGTTAAAAAGCCAACTAAGCCAATGTCTGAAGTTGTCGAAGCTGTTAGCAAGAAGAAAGGCAAAGGCTTAACTGATGCTGATAAAGTGCCAGCACCTAAAGCAGACTACGCCACTGAGCCAGCTCAAGCTTATCGGTCTTTCATGGAATCTGTAGCCAATCAAACCGCTACTGTTGCCGAAATTAAATCCGATGCTGAAAGCCTGGTTAAAAACAAGGACGCTATCATTGCCAAGATGAGTGATCGCAAGTTCACCAAGGCAATGCTTCAGGAAATAACTCACTCGCCACGCTCTGATCTCAAAAAGCCTCAAATGGTTAAGAGTGCGTATGAGCGTATGCTTGCGGCTCACGTTATGGGTGACGCTACGTTTACCATCTTCGGCGGTTCTAAAACCTACGAACAACAAATGATGGAGAAAATTAACAAGCAGACTCAAGCCGATGTTGACGCAGCTTACGAGAAGCAGCGTGAATACCGCGCTCAAATTAAGCAGCGTAAAGATGAGTTTGTTAAATCACTATCTAACCCTGAAACATTGTCAGAGTTTAAAGAGTTCATCCGTGTTCGCGGTAAAGACAAAATGAGCCCTGAGCAGTTGGCCGCCTATGACGAGCTTGTTGCTGAATCAATGGCAGAAGTTAAGCCTGAAGTTGTCAAAGCTGAAACTGAAGCTGTAACCACTGAACGAGCGCAAACCAAGCACACCAAAACTGGTGCCGATCTGTTTGTGGTCAAAATGGTTGGCCGTGTACCTAAAGAGCAGTTCAGAGAGTTAAGTGGAAAGGCTAAGCAGCTAGGCGGATATTACTCTTCTTACTCAAAAGGTGACGCGATACCAGGCTTTCAATTCAAAACGGTTGAAGCGGCCGATCAGTTTGAGCAGTTGCTATCTGGCAAAGATGTGGATAAAAGCGACTTTGCTGAAGCTAAAGCTGAAGTTAAACAGTCAAAGAACGCTGACAAGCTTCTAAACATGGCTGAAAAGATGGAAGCCAAGGCCACAGAAGAGATTAACCGACCAAGACAAGCTAACACAGCAAGACGCGCTTCAATGGCTGCTAACGCCACTGAGAGAGCTGAGAAGCAACTTGCTTTAGCTAAGACGGTTCGCAATATCGCCGTTAAGCTTCAGGAAGGTGAAGTTAAACACTTGGGCCAAATGAGCCAGGTTACACAGCTTGAAGAACTGATCACCATTCAGAAGCGTGCAATACCTAATGAACTGTATGAGCAAGGTTCGTTTGATGGGTACTCAATTAGCCGACCACTAAAAGAAGGCGTAACGGTTGACGACTACATTAACCTTGTTGATTTCCCTGGCATTGAGCTTGATAGCGGAATCATTGAGCGTGTAGCTGATACCTTAAAAGGTAAGCGCGGTTATGCTCGCCTATCTGCTGAGCTTCGCAAGTTGCCAAAAGGCAAGCGCGATTCACTTCGTAAGCTTACGAAAGAGCAAGGCGACAAGATCATGGCAGCCAATAAAGCCGGATTGCTTGAAGCTTATTCTCTTAGCTGGCTACCGGATCAGGTCGCAACATTAAACCGATTAGGCAAGTTGGGGATCTCTACTGGTGAGCAGCTACGCGCCGCTATTCGTGAGCTTGATTCTCTTCGAGTTGCTAAGCGACAAGAGGACCCAGTTAAAAAGCTTGAGCGTGATTTAGTTGGCAAGAAGATTGAAGGCTTCTTTCCTACTCCTACGCCATTAGTTGATCAGATGATTGACTATGCAGACATTAAGCCAGGGCATGAGGTTTTAGAGCCTTCCGCTGGTAAAGGTAACATTGCAGATCAGATCATGGTTTCCGCGCCGGATGCCTCGCTTGATGTTGTTGAATACAACACTTCGCTTGCTTCATTGCTTGAGGTGAAAGGCTATAACGTTGTTGGTAATGACTTCCTTGAATACTCCGGTAAGCAGTATGACCGCATTGTGATGAATCCGCCGTTTGAAAACTTCCAGGACATTGACCATGTAAAACATGCTTATGACCTGTTAAAGCCTGGCGGGAAACTTGTGGCTATCATGGGGGCAGGCGTGAAGAACTCGCGCAAGAAAGCGGTTGAGTTCCGTGAGTGGCTTGATGATGCTGGCAGTTACATTGAGGACTTACCAGAAGGAAGCTTTAAAGGTTCAGAACGTTCGACTGGTGTTAATACTGTAATGGTGACGATTGAGAAAAACGACACTAACACGCTTAACTACAAGAAGGATGACAGCAAGGTTTCACCTACACCGAAAGACGGTGAGCGTGTATTTCATGCTCCTGGCCATAACTTCATTGGTATGTTCCGTTCAACTGGAATACCTGAGCGCCGTGACTTTGTGACCATTGAAGGCCGCAAGCTAAAGATACCGGATGCGCCGCAACGCATTGAGCCGATCATGAGCAAGCTGATTAAAATCACTGGCCGCCGTATTTACTTTGGAAAAATCAAAGGTAAGTCTGCTGAAGGTTTCTATCGTCCTAACGTTGGTGAGATCAGAACGCGCCGCAAGAATGACGTTGAAGTATTGGCGCATGAAATGGCCCACTACCTTGATGTGTATTCAAATATCACTTTGCCTAACTTCCAGAAGCTTTATAAAGATCCGAAGTATTCTAGTGAAGTGGCCGCGCTTAGCTATACCGATGCTGATCCGAAGATTGAAAAAATTGAAGGGTTCGCTGAGTTTGTGCGCCTATGGTTAACGAATGCCAATGAAGCACAATTAAGAGCGCCTAAGTTCTATGATGCGTTTACCAATGAGTTAGCGCGTGACCGTAAACTTCTTAACCCTATGCGTGATATGCAGGACTTAATGCACAAGTTCTACTTTCAGGGGCCGGATAAGTTAGGCCAGGCGTTAATTGGTCAAGACGTTTCATTTAAGCAGCGTTTTAACGAGTGGGCTTATCGCCGTGACTCGCGTATTCGTCAGCAAGTTATTGACCGTTTCCATGCGGCAAGAAAGGTTGAGCAAGAGCTAACCCGTAAAATTGGCACCGTTGAAGAGTCGGCATGGAAGCAATTCAGAATTGCCAATGGTGGTGCTGAAGGTATATCTGATTACATTCTTAACTATGGCACCGTTCAGTTTGACGAGAAAGGCGACCTGAAGCGTAGCGGTAAAAGCTTACATGAAGTGATGGAGCCAGTTAAAACAATCAAGCTAAAGCCTGAGCATGAAGGTGATCAAAAGATTGATTTGCTAATGCGTTACTTTGCTGGCCGCCGAGCGTTGGAGCTTCACCGTCAGAAGCGTGAAAACCTGATCCCTAAAGAAACCGCTAAAGAATGGGCTCGCCTTGGTAAAGACTACCCGGTGTTTGAGTCTATCCAGAAAGAATACCAACAGTTTAATGACCGCATGATGGACTTTTACGAAGAAGCCGGAATGGTTACGCCTGAAGGCCGTAAAACAATGCAGTCAATGAACAAAGACTATGTACCTTTTAACCGTATCCGCGATCAGCTTGCTGGTGGTAAAGGTGCGGCTAGTGCCGGATTCCAAAAGCTGAAAGGTGGTACCGCTAACCTGAATGATATTTTAGTAAACATTCAAGACGGCATAACGGCCAACGTCCGATCGGCATTAAACAACCGAGCTAAGCAGCGACTTTATCAATATATTTCAGGCCATAAAGACGGGGCGATTTTTGCAACTAAGATAGCGCCGGACTCTAAACCTGTTCAGGTCTACGCCGATGAAATGCAAGCCAAGATCAGTAAGGTGCTTGAGGCTAACGGAATTGAGATAGAAGGCGATCTTGATTTGGTCAGTAAAGAACTGCTTACCTTCTGGCAACATGGTGTTGCACCTCGCGTCAATGAGTCGGGCAATATCGTTGATTCAGTGATCATTAATGGCAAGCCAAAGTATTACGAAGTGCAAGATCCAATGCTTCAAGAAATGCTTATATCAATGAACCCTGAAAGCTATAGCTCGTTTATGAATGTGATGTTCGGGGTTAAAAACTTCTTTACCCGTACCATTACGCTAGGCATTGAGTTCACCGGGGCTAACCTTGTTCGTGATACCGTTGGAGCTACATTCCTTAGCAAGAACAACTTTAAGCCGTTTATAAGTTCGTTCCAGGGTATGTATTCGTTTTTAGCTAAAGACAAGTATTACCAGGATTTCATTCGCTCAGGTGGTGGTCACTCAAGCCGGCTTGAGGGTGCAACTCGTGACAGCCAGGCAAGACGAAGAGTTAAACTTGATGAGTTTGGTGTTATGACTGGACCGGAAAGGTTACTAAGCAGTATTGATAACTTAGCCAGTGCTTTTGAGTATGGCACTCGTATTGGTGAATACAGACTTGCTAAGAAAAATATGAAGTCTGATATGGATGCTGGTTTTGATGCGAGAGAGATCTCCACTGACTTTAGTGTTCTTGGTGCTAACAGGTTCCTGACTGGCTACATTCGCACAGTTCCATTCCTAAACGCGATGGTTCAATCACAGGATCGTGTATTTAGAGAAGCGGCAGTAAGCAAGCGTTATGACGGAAACCCTACAGCTATGGCTATGAAGGCGTTTCTTGGCATTACAGTGCCGACTCTGATCCTTTATTTGGTAAATAAAGATGACGAAGATTACAAAGCAATACCGGATTACGAAAAAAGAACTAACTGGCATATTAAAATCGGTGACGGTCAGTTCGTTAAAATTCCTCGTCCTTATGATGTTGGTTTTGTTTATGCAACGATGCCTGAGCTATTTGCAAAGTATGTAGAGGATGACAAGGGCAAGGAGTTTGCTGACGGTATGTTATGGACCATGACGCAGATGTACGGCATTGATGGAACTCCGGCAATGATGACGGGATGGTGGGACCTGGTTAGAAATGAGAAGTGGACAGGTGCGCCAGTTGTACCTCAATCTCTTTCTGACGTTGAGGCTCCTGAGCAGTACACTTCAAATACAAGCGAAACCTTTGTTCGCATGGGCGAAGCTTTGGGGGTTAGCCCTATCAAGGCTGAGCACATGTTTAAGGCGTACACTGGCTATCTTGGTGGCTACTTAATGGCTGGTACTGATCACCTTCTTTGGGATGAATCGAAGTTTGGAGAAAAGCCAGATCGTAAGTTGTCAGAAAATGTATTCTTGCGCCGCTTCCTTACTCCTGATGTTCGCCCAGCCACTGCCAACATGGAGAAGTTTTTCAACCTAAAAGAACAGTCTGATAAAATAGTCTCAACCTTTAAGCAAACCGTTGACGTTCGCCGACAAATTAAAGGTCAAGGGGGTACTGGAAAGTTCAAGGATGATAAATTCTTTGGTCTTAGCGCAAAAGAGAAAGGGGTACTTTTTGGTCTTAATGACTCTATGAACCAGCTGATCAAACTGATGTATGGTAAGGAAGGGATTAAAACCGCAGAACTGAAAATTAAATATGACAAGAAATTGTCTGGTAAAGAAAAGCGTGAGCAAATGGATAAGCTATGGCTTGCTCGCAATAAAACATTTGAAACGTACTATAACCAAGCTAATCAGGCTTTGCAGAAGGCCAAACGAGAAGCGAATCAGGAGAAATAACATGGCAGTAGCAATGATAGGACCAAAGTTTTACGCTTGGGACCGAAACGGCAAGCCTCTAGCCTTTGGTAAGCTTTATACATACCAGGCAAGAACAAACGTACCTAAGCCTACATATCAATCTGAAGATAAGATTGTAGAAAATACAAACCCAGCAATATTAAATGGTGAGGGCTACGCAAATATTTATTTAGATGGCTCTTATAAGATGGTATTGAAGGATAAAGATGACAATGAAATCTGGTCTTCAGATCCAGTGTCTTCAAATTCTTCAGATGAATGGGTCGGGTGCGTGACAGCTTCGTATGTGAGCCCTACACAATTTAAAATAACAGGTAACTTTACATCTTTATATTCGGAAGGAAGAAAGGTAAGACTTAGTGATGGCTCGACATCATATTCTTATGCAAAAATAATTGAATCGTCATATGCAAGTGGTGAGACAACTGTAATTGTAGGGCAATCGCTGGTTAGCGTTGGGTTGCAAAGCGCTTGTGCTTCAATAGTAAGTGAGAACTCATCATTTAACGCTGTTGATTCCGGTGATGTTTCAGGGTTGATTTTTAATAATGAAAATGATTTAGCGGCAGGCATTCCTGTATATCCTAATGTTGGTACGATAGTAAAAATAAAAACAAGATGCGATGGTGAGTTTCTTATCAGTAATGGCGCATCTCCAGACGGTTACGGAAAACTTGACGCCGGAAATGGTAATACCGCAGTTCTACAGCACAACGGTGAGTTAAAGTGCGAGTGGTTTGGTGCTACAACCACAATGACACTTACAGAAGATAGATCCCCAAACATTCAAGCTGCCGTAAACTACGACATTGAAAACGTCAGGAAGCTTACTTGTACCAGTAAAATTTATTTGGCATCTCAAATTGATTGGCGCAGTGGCTTATCTGCTAGGTTTGACGGTAGAATTATAATTGATGAAGCCTCAGCCCCAGGCGGCATCATTTTCAATGTTATTACCACTAGATTTACAGGTAAGGGTATTTATGTTGATGTTTGCTCTAGGCATCTAGATGGTCAAGACCTACATAGCTATGCTGGCGACATATCAAAAACACCAACATGTAATGTTCTTTACACAACAGATTGTCGAAAGTTTAAGTTTTACGGGACTATTATCGGCGTAAAAACAAAGCCAGTTGAGACTGGTAACTCTGGCTATGAGTATGACTTTAGTGACCTGCACTTGTGGGGACCAAATATCATAGATATGGTCGATTACTCAGAGTCGGATGACCTTCATAGCGAGCGTTTTACTTTCGGTATATATTCGCCTCTATTTGACGCCACTCTGAAAAATAACAACATCGTAGGCTACCACATACCTTCCGTAATCGGCGGAAGCTGGTCTGTTGAGAATTTTCACCCTTGGGCGCTGTGGTCCCCTATGTTTTATGGTCTGGCAGTTTTTGGTCAGTTCAATAAGTGCACAGGAATATACCCAGACACAATAAGCTCTTGCGCAAGAAGCCAGGCATATGCTGACGCTAACTACACTCTTACAACTGGTAAAAACATATTAGACGCAGGTGTAACAACTATCGACGAGTCGAATGTAAGGCTTGGTGCGGGCATTTATGAGGTTCCAATTGCAGACAGACCAAATGACGCACCAGGAACAAACGTTGACGGAAATACGTATAATAACTGGCATACAGCCTTTGCAGAAAGAACAAAGCTAGACACTTACGGGGTTATTGTTGGTGATGATGACATTACGTCGTCAGGCCCTAATACAGATATAGGGAACGGGAACCTTCCATTCCAATCATCAAACCCTGCAAGCATTAACGACCAAAGACGATCTAGGGTTCTTTATCGTGGTGCAGCCAAGTTCAGAAGTGATAGAAAGGAATTATCTGGTGTCACTAAAAGGTATGGCGTTACTCATGTAAACAGTGGCGCTGTAGATCTATCAAGATCTACAAATCTATCTCAGTTTGCTAGATACATTCTTGAGGAGTTTACAGGTTTTTACGGTGAGTGCACTATCACCATCAACTCCGACGACACAACCCTAAGAGCACTAATACCTAATAATTTATTCTCAGGAAGTGATGAGCTTTCGTTTTATTTTAAAACAAACAAAAACCTTAACGCTGACACTTGTTACATAACTCTTGTCGCTGAAAACTTACAGGATAAGGTATCTTCATATGAGGTTACTTATTCCTACAATTCAGACACAACTGTAATATCGTTTGAAAGCGAGAGTTATCGTCAAGGAATACTGAGAGGGTCAACAGCAAACAGACCAACAACCGGTCTTACATTGGGGTTAGAGTACACAGATACGACACTACAAAAGCCAATATGGTGGTTTAATGGTGACTGGAAAGATGCAACAGGAGCAATAGTATAATGATTAATGCAAGCTTTGAATTTTACGGCGTAATGATAAACGCAAATATAAAAATTGTTGACATTTCACTTCAGGATGGTGACGTTAAAGAGTGGAGATATAAAGCATCATGCTTCCATTCTGGGAAAATAATGCCGACTTCATTTTCAGGAACAATCCCTTATCAAGAAGGAAGTGACCCATTAATAAGTGCATATTTAAAGCTTAAAGATGACAAACGTATTTTTAATGCAATCCAAGTTCAGGAAATATAAATGTCATATAAGTACCTTTAAGTAATTTAAACTAAAAGAAAGACCGATCTTCATCGGTCTTTTTATTTTCTCTGTTCAGTCGATTGTAGTAAGCAATAATTCCAAATCACGTATTCGCTTATTAAATGATGAGCGCATTTTTTCTAACTCTTCCCAGGTCCACTTAACCGGATCGGAATGAGCCTCACAGTAATCTATTATCGACTGCCCTTCATCTTTTCCAAATCTATCAATCAAACCTTGCTTATATCCCCTAGTTGTTTTGGTGCCGGATATGTCACCGGATAAGTTCATGTTGCAACGGTGATTATGCTGAAGAAATGTATTCTTTCTGTCATATCGTAAGCCAGATTGTGCGCCACGAGTTTTAAAGTGACCGCAACACCACTGATCACCACCAATAGGGCGGCCACAGCTAATACATTCAGGCTCTAAACCTCTTTCCTGGAACCACAATTTTTCCTCAAGAACGCGCATTTTATTGAATGCCTTCTGAGTTAAACCGTGTTGCCACTTCAGATCGTGCCTTTTTGCTTCCTTGCTGGCTGCTCGTGAGGCTTTATCCTCTTTCGCTTGCACTTGCTTTGCTTTGTTGATTTGCTTCGTTCTGGTTCGCTCCTGAAGCTTTCGTGAATGAGCTATTGCATGATCGATACAGCAAAACCAGCCTGCCGGGGTTTTAATTCCTTGCTCAGTTGGATAGCGGTCTTTGCAGTACGTACACTTCCGTTTTGAATTTGCCAT